TTGACTGCCAACTTTGCATTGAATGAATCATTTATTAATACTGCACAGCTTCGAAGTTCTGTTGTATCTCATGCAGAGGCTCTCGGCTATGTGCCTCGTTCATTGACTGCAGCACAGGCAAAGCTTAAGCTTTCAATCTCGATTTCCACTACACCTCGTCCCTCGGTTGTTACACTGCCCAAGCATACTCAGTTTACATCGACCATCGATGGTGTAAGTTATACATTCAGAACATTAGAAAATTATACAGCGTCTGACAATGGTGGCTTATATGAATTTAAGACAAAGGATGGCAGTGATCTGATTCCTGTGTCTGAAGGTACAATGGAAACAAAAACTTTCTTTGTCGGCGAAGATAATGAAGATCAGGTGTATGTTTTAACTAATCAATCCATGGACACTGAAACGTTAACAGTCAAAGTGTTCGAAAATGCATCGTCCTCCTCCTTCGACACCTATAGTAATTTAAGAGATGCAATTGAAATTACTACAACGTCAAAGCATTATCAAATCAAAGAAGTGCCGAATGGTTCCTATGAACTTTTATTTGGTGATGGTAGAACGACTGGTGTAAAACCCGCGGCTGGTAATAAAGTTGTGGCAGAATATTTAAGTACAGCTGGAGTTGCTGGTAATGGTGGATCTACATTTGCTGCAGTATCTCAATTATCGGTGAGTGGTGTAAATTATGATTTAGCTATTTCGACTGGTAATGAATCTGCGGGTGGCGCAGGAAAAGAATCAATCGCTTCGATCAGACGTAATGCACCAATCGGATTTGCTTCACAACAAAGACTGGTAACAGCCGAAGACTATAAAGCACAGATCTTAGCACGTTATGGAAACTATGTCAATGACGTAGTCGCCTGGGGCGGCCACGATAATGTTCCTCCTAAGTATGGAGCTGTATATGTATCGCTGAATTACAAAGATAATATTTCTGATGAATCAAAGATTGAAGTAGAAAATGCTATTCAAACTACACTGTCAGAAAATATTGCGGTTATGTCAATTGACACGTTATTTGCGGATTCAATTACTACATTCCTTGAATTAAATACATTCTTTAACCTCGATCCGGATCTGACAAGTAAAACACCTCAGGCGGTTGAGAACGATATTGACGAAAAAATTACATCGTTTGCTACGAGTAACCTGAAGAGCTTCAATAAAGTATTCAGAAGATCAAACCTCTTGACCGAGATTGATGATTTGGACGAAGCAATTCTAAACTCGCGTATGGAAGTTAAATTGCAGCAAAGGTTTACACCTTCGGCTGGTCAATCTCTTTCATATGACATTAATTTTCCTGTGACAATTGCACAGCCAGACGATGAAAATAGAAGAGTTACATCGGGTAGATTTACTTTCAATAGTGTAATATGTACGATTCGTAATAAGTTAAGTAGTACTAAACTTGAGATTGTTGATATTGACGGCAATATCCAACAGGACAACGTTGGATCTTATAATCCTGTAAAAGGAACTGTCAATCTTGTAGGTTTCAATCCAACTTCTGTTGAAGGTGGTACAGTTTTAAAAATCTCAGTTGTTCCTACAAATCAAAGCACTGTACGTCCTTTAAGAAATTATGTGCTTGACGTCGACTTAGATAACTCGACTACATCTTCTCAGATTGATTACCAAGAGACAAGAGTTAACCTGTAATGGCTCACAAGCTAAATGACAATGGTCGTAGAGATCTTACTTTCTTTCGAAGAAAGATTAAGGAAGTTCTGCCCGAATATTTCAGAGCAGAATATCCTGATCTAATTACATTCCTCGAAGGTTACTATGACTTTATGTTACAGGAAAATGGTCCTAGTGCTTTTGATTTAGATATTGAACAGCTTTATCGTGTAAGAGATATTCCGGAAACTGAGCTAGCGAATCTTAACAGATTAATTAAAGAGCTAGGTGGTAATAATCTCGAGAACGGTGATCTATTCGAAGATCCTCGTTTTACGGCACGTAGGTTCGCCGACTTCTATCGTTCAAAAGGTACACGTAATTCGATTAGAGAGTTCTTTAGAGCTTTCTTTCAAACAGAAGCTGAAGTTGAATACGGCAAGAAATCTATGTTCTTTGTCGGTGAATCAAAGATAGGATTTGATTCTCTTAAATTTATTCAAAACTATGAGTTATATCAGGTCTTTGGTTTACTAATTAAAACAGGATTAGGTACAAAAGACTGGGACTTCTTATACAAGAAGTTTGTTCATCCTGCTGGTTTTTATTTCCAAGGGCAAGTGGTCAATGAAGGACAGGCAAGTTTAAGCATAGGAAACATGCCTATCTCTCTGGTTGATTCAAGTATCGGACCTACAATCATTGGTGAAGCCTTTGGTGTTCTTTCCACGCCATTTACACAGGATGTCGTGCTATTCAACAATCCAAAAGGTGGCAAGACTCTTGCAAGGATCGATGGAAATCTTATTTCCAATTATCAGTCCATTACTGCCAATTCGCTTATCACTAACTACAACACGATTGAAGAACTGTTTACACCTAATCAGCCCGGGTTTGACGATAGTGCAGCAGACTTCGGTTCTACAACATTTACTTTCGATGGATCGATATATACCAGAGAAGATACCGAGGTATTCACATATCGCATGAGCTCCACCGGAAACACTATGGATACGACCACCGAAACTTTTGATGACGATGGTTCAAGATCATAAAAATTCTTTATAAATAAAGTTAATCTATCTGTAAGAGGGTAACATGACTAGACAAAATATTGGAATCGGCTCTGCTGCGAATGATGGCACAGGGGATACGCTAAGAGCAGCCGGCCAAAAAATTAATGAAAACTTTGGTGAACTGTATTTGATGCTGGGTACAGATAGTAATACGCTATCCACTCAAATCAGTTTAACAAATGGCGCGATTGTTTTCGAAGGAGCCAGTGCTGATGCTCATGAGACGAGCCTTGTAGTAACTGATCCTACGGGAGACAGGACAATTACGCTCCCCAACGCAACAGGGAACGTAGTTCTTGATACGAACACTGTTACCTTAACAAATAAAACGTTGACCAATCCTACGATTGCAACAATGACTGGTGTTACTACGATTAACAGCTTGACTGTTCCGAGTGGTACCGATACTCTTGTTGCAAGGACAAGCACCGATACTCTTACAAATAAAACTCTTACAACCCCTACGATTAACTCACCTAGTATTGGTACTTTAATCAATGATGCGAACGGTGCAGAGATCATTAGACTGACTGCTACAGGTTCTGCAGTCAACGATATTACCATTGCAAACGCAGCTGCCAGTGGTGCTCCCTCTATCACTGCATCTGGTTCTGACACAAATATTAATTTAGATCTTGCAGCCAAAGGAACAGGCGCAGTACGCACAACTTCGAAGTTAGCGTATTCTGCAGAAACCTTAAACACTGCGAGTCCTACAGTTTCTCAGACTGTACCTCTTACAATCTTTGATAGAGGTGGTGCGATCGCAGCAAGTTTAGGTGGTGGTTCTGTCGTCGGTGAAACTAAAAAGTTTGTTAATATTAATACGGGTACAGCTACTGTTACTCCTTCTCCTTTTGCGAATGGTACGTCTTTTGCAATTGCACAAAATGGAGCAGTCGAATGTATTTGGTCAGGATCGACCTGGCATCTCCTAGGATTCGATTCAGCAATCGCTGGCCTGATTACAGTTACACCATAAAGAGATAAATCATGACAGCAATTATCACCGACGCACTTAAATCAAAAATGTTAGATACCGTGCATGACGAGTTCAAAGCGGGATCGATCAAGTATTATATTGGTGTAGGAAGAAGTGAGCAATGGGATAGTTCTGAAACTGTGCCGGCTGCAACAAATTCTCTTCGAACAATTAGAAATGCTAGACTGAGCTTACAATCAATTAAGTTAGCTCAAGATGCATCCTTTGTTATTCCTCGTCACAACTGGTCGAATGGTACAATATACAGTGCGTATGATGATGCATACTCTGCATACCCTACAAATGCATACTATGTCTTGACAGAAGACAACCAGATTTACATTTGCTTACAGGCTGGTAAAGATGCTGACGGTGATACTGTAGCTTCGACAGTTAAGCCGACTGGAACATCAAGTGTTCCTCTCCGTACTAGTGACGGATATGTATGGAAGTTCTTATATTCATTAAGTGGTGTATCATCTTCTAGATTTGTTTCGGCTAATTTTATACCAGTCGAAAAAGTCGAAGATTCTGCTAACTCAACTTCTATCAATGCAATTCAAGCAGAGCAGGTTGGAATTCAAAATGCTGCATCTGCCGGTCAGGTCATTGGCATTAGTGTTACCGATGGTGGCGCTGGATATACATCTGCTCCTACAGTTACAATTCAAGGTGATGGATCAGGTGCAGCTGCTACTGCAACGGTATCTGGTGGTGTAGTAACAAAAGTTGAACTTGACTCAAGCTCAGATTCTGGTATGACTATGGGTGCAGGATACAACTTTGCTGGTATTACCTTCTCTGGTGGTGGAGCTACTACTGCAGCGACTGCTCGAGCAATCTTAGGACCGGATAGTGGAATTGGTGCAAATCCAGTAAAAGATTTAAGATCAACATCTCTTATGTTTAACACTAAGCCGGCCGGTGCTGAAGGCGATGACTGGATTGTCAATCAGGATTTCAGACAGATTGCACTTATCAGACGTCCTACAAAGTACGCCGATTCAGATTATCTTGGAACAACTGGTAAGGTACTCAGGTATTTACATTTGACATCAACTTCTGACGCTGCTAACTTTGTAGTTGATCGTACCATTACCGGTGGCGCTACTTCTGCAAAAGCAATTATTGATCAGGTCGATAGTGATAGAATTTATGCTCACCAGACAGAGGCCACCGGATTTGCTTCCTTCCAAGAAGGCGAGGCAGTCAGTGCCCCTGGTGCAACCGGAACTCTGAAGGCAGCTAACTTTGATACAGATACTGATGCATTCACAAATGATGACGTTAACAAGTTTGGTGGCGAAGTTTTCTATGTAGAAAATAGATCGCCGGTAACGAGAGACGCAGCTCAAACTGAAGATATCAAAATCGTTATTAGTCTATAAGGTATGAAGAATGGCAACGACACTTACTAGTAATACTTTTTCAAATACGTATAAAGATGACTTTGCCGATAGTGCGGGTTACCACAGAATTCTTTTCAATAGTGGTAAAGCTCTACAGGCTCGTGAACTTACGCAAATGCAGACAATTCTGCAAGAGCAGGTCAGAAGGTTCGGCGATAATATCTTTAAAGAAGGCTCGGTTGTAAAGCCGGGTAGCGTTGCTCTTAATACAAAATATGAATTTGTTAAATTAAATACATCATCAAATGCTCTTCCTACTGACACTAGTACTCTAGTCGGAACTTCATTTACTGGTCAAACATCTAATGTTATTGCAAAGGTAATTG